GCATCCAACTGGCGAGCAAAAGCAGCTGGTCGAGGTGTACTAGAGATCGATGAAAAGCTCCACGAACTGCTCGCTGCCGGGGCTGTGGATAAAACTGGCACGAGCTTTGCTATTACTAAGCTTATAGCAGCTAATCTTATTACACAGATTAATACGTCTAATCAGATTACACAGAGTAAGCAGTTTAATCGTAGTAAGCAGAGTAAGCAGCTAATCCAACAAAACTACTTAAATTTATCTAAGTACTCAGATAGCAGCACTAAGGCTGATAAATCAGAGTACGTAGAGCAACTAAGTACACTGATTAATCGCTCCGCAAAAATGTCTAATCCAGCATATCGAGCTGTTGTTGATAACTGTGCGCCCAGCCGAAAAGCACGCGGTGCGCAACTGTATGCACAGCAACTGAGCGCCGCCGACCGGCCTAATTTTTGGAAAGAATTTGGGAGGATGAATGCAACTCAGCAAGCCGAGTTCAATCACAACGCTGCACGATTGGCTAATCGAGGCGGCAGAAACTGAGCGTCGTTTACCCGCTGCAGTGCCGCGTCATCGCGGCAGCTGGTGGCCTGAGATAATGCCTGATTGGCTGGCTTATGCCGACGAGGCAACGAAGGTCGGGCTTGATCCGGCAACGTCGGAACAAGTGACTCGATACGACGTCCTTGTCCGGCAAATTTTATGCATTCATGTGGATGATCGTATGTTGCTCTGGAGGGTGGCCCATGCTGCCGCGTTCCGGTCGAGAGGACCGTCCTGGGCGAGGCTGGGCCGCGAGATGAATATCAACAGGCGGACAGTCAAAAGGCGCTACGAGAGCGCATTGGTAGGATTATGGTACGCGTGGAGTTGAGCGATAGTGAGCTGGCAATCGGTCACATGATTGGCACGATGCGACGGGCCGCGCTTAGTACGGCGCACTCCGAGTACCGTCGTGATGAATACTTAGATCATATCGTTGGCGTGTACGGAGAGCTGGCCGTCGCGAAAGCACTGGACATCTACTGGGATGCAAGCGTCAACACGTTCAAGTCGAGGCCTGACGTTGGGCAGCTTGAGGTGCGCTGTACACGATACATGCCGCCGCGATCCATGATCTACGTCAGCAAGGCCGATAGCGATGAAAGTAAGTTCGTTTTGGTGTGCCAGGAAAGCAGACGCGTGTATCACGTACTCGGCTGGGCGTCAGGTTTTGACATAAAACAGGCCGGAGAATACCGTTCGTTGGTAGCAAATCGCTACCCGCAGTACTGGCTCGGCTACAAGCAATTGAATTCGTTGGAAACACTTTCCCCGACTTCCATCGTTTGACGATGTACCCAAACACGCGGAAATGAGGTAAGTTTTCTTATCATCGAGAGATGGTGTGTATTCCTATCCACATTGCGCCAGCGTCGTAATAACAGCATTCCCCGCACGCACGACGCTGGCTCTTAACTCACGGACATTATGAAAAAACCCGTTCGAATCACCAAGGCGGTGATCCGTCGCATTTGCGACGAACTCGCCCAAGGCCGAAGCCTGCGCTCGATATGCGACAGTGATCCAACCTTGCCTGCATGGTCGCCGGTGCTTCGCCGGATAAGCGAGGACGATGACGACGGACACACGTTCTACGAGATGTATTCAAGGGCGCGTGCTATTGGCGCTGAGTTTTTGATGGATGAGATGTTCGACTTGGCGCGCGCTCCGTTGGACAACGTCGAGCGGCACCTGGCGAATGCCGAGGTGCAGCGACGTCGTGTGCATATCGACACGCTCAAATGGGTCTTCGCGAGGATGCGGCCATGGGATGTGCGTGGCCGCAAGGACGACGTGCCAGAGGAAAACGGCGGTGTGATCAAGCTCTCGTGGGGCGGTGCAGATGACACCACTGCCAAGCCAAGCGCGGAGATTATCAAGCTCGTGAAAGGATCGAACGATGGCTAAGCTCAGTAATAGATCACTGATGGGTGCGCGGCGTAAAAAGCGCTCAAGTGTTAAACCTCGCTCCAAGAAACCTGTATCGCGGCGGCGCAGCCCAACGGGTACGCGGATGGTCAGACGGAGCAGCTACTAATGGCGAAGAAGCCGGGACTATACGCCAACATTCACGCTCGCCGTAAAAAGGTAGCGGCCAGCAAAGGCAAGCTGCGTATGCGTCGCAAAGGCGAAGCAGGTGCGCCGTCGGACGTACAGTTCAAGGCGGCGGCGAAGACGGCCAAGCGTCGCAAAGGATTGATGCGTGGCTAAAGCCATACCACGCACGACTGGCAAGGGCGGCAATTATCGCAAGACGTCAGGCATGACGGCGAAGGGCAGGAGATTATACAACAAGCGCACGGGCGGTAATTTAAAGCCAGCAGTAACCGGCAAGGTGAAGGCTGGCAGTGCAGCGGCCAAGCGACGCAAGAGCTACTGTGCGCGATCTGCGGGGCAGCTGAAGCGTAGCTCGGCGAAGACGCGCAATGATCCGAACTCAAGGATCAGGCAAGCACGACGACGGTGGAAGTGTTGATGCGTGATTACCGCCGAGAGTACGACAGCTACCACAGCAAGCCGTCGCAGCGTAAGCGGCGCAGCAGCCGTAACAAGGCGCGGCGTAAGATGGTGGCTAACGGTGCCAAGCTACTGGGACGTGACGTTGATCACCGAGACGGCAACCCGATGAACAATCGTAGCAGTAACCTGCGCACGCTGAGCGTTGCGCGTAATCGAGGACGATGATGAGCTGTAGGACGAGGAGAGTGAGTGAGGATGATGGAGGGCTGCGGAGATGTGTGTGTGGAGCACGCGGCGCAGGCGTCAGCGGCACGCGCGAGAAATGCAAATGCGAATCATTCGCAACTATAGCGGGCAGCGATGGCGATCAGAACATGATACCCCGCCGCAGCTCTAAGTTTTGTTACGCGGTTGTTACGCACGACGGTGTAACCCGCAGTGAGCCTGGGCAGGGCCACATCTAAATTATGTTGTGCATACCTTGGTTCGCAATGTTTTTTCAATTCTCGGCACCCCCGTATACCCCGAAAAGCCGCCCCGCTCTCCTATAGCGTATATATGCACCTGACGGAGCCTCACACACATGTACACACCGCTCTACTCCGCCTGGACGCGTCAAACAGAGGAAGGCGATACCATGCTCATGCTGGCTGTGGAGGGCTTTAATTCCGTCCTAGAGGCTCGTGAGTTCCTTTCCATCCTGATTGATCAGCACGTCGCTGACGACCTACAGGAGGCGCTACATTGAGCCGCAAAAAGGCATCCAAGAAGGCCGCGTCTGCAGGCACAGCAATCGAGATACCGTACACGCCTCGTCCGCTTCAAGGGCTGCTACACGAGCAGGTTAGCCAGCACCGCTGGTCGGTGCTTGTGTGCCATCGTCGCTTCGGCAAGACGGTGTTAGCGATAAATCATTTACTGCGCGATGCGGTGTTATGTCCGCGACCGAATGCGCGGTATTTCTACGTGGCACCCACAAGGGTTCAAGCAAAAGCCGTCGCGTGGGACTACTGCAAGGAATTTGCACGCAAGATACCCGGCGTGAAATTCAACGAGACTGAGCTTCGTTGCGATTTGCCGACAGGCGCTCGTTTGCAGTTGGTCGGAGGAGAAGAGCCGGATCGGCTTCGTGGAATTTATGCTGACGGGATCGTGTGTGACGAAGTCAGTAGCATGCCGGAACGTGTTTTTCCTGAGATCCTGAGGCCAGCACTTGCGGATCGCAACACGCCGGAATGTCCGACGTACTGCATCTTTATCGGCACACCTGCAGGCCATAACGCGTTTTATGATTATTGGGAATTAGCTGGTCACGAAAAAGGCTGGTATCGCGCAATGCTGAAGGCCGGCGATACTAAAATTTTACCAGATGAAGAATTGCAGGCCGCTGCGGCCTCGATGTCGCCCGAGCAATACGACCAGGAATTCGAGTGCAGTTTTATCGCCGCCGTACCTGGTTCGATTTTCGGCAAGGAACTTCAAGAGATCGAGGAAGCTGGTCAGATCACGAAGGTGCCGTACGATACAGGCCACCGGGTTGATACGTTTTTCGATTTAGGAATTGGCGACGCGACAGCGATTTGGTTTACACAGAAAGTCGGTCGCGCGATTCACGTTATTGATTACGTAGAACATCGTAACGAAGGCCTGCCGTTCTATGCCCGGCTGCTGGATGAGAAAGGCTATTTGTACGGCACGCATCACGCGCCACACGACATAGAAGTCCGCGAGATGAGCACCGGCAGATCGCGTCGTGAAGCCGCGTATCTTTTAGGAATAAATTTTAGGGTAGTTCCGAAGCTACCGCTTCAGGACGGCATCCACGCCGCAAAAATGTTGATACCTCGATGCTGGTTTGATGCTGATAACTGCCACGATGGCCTTGAGGCTCTGCGTTACTACCATCGCAAATACGACGAAAAGAATCGAACGTTTCGCACTTCTGTTGTCCACGACTGGGCCAGCCATGGAGCCGACGCATTCCGCTATGCCGCGATTGGGATCAAGGATTCCAACGCAGGCGAACAACCGCCGCAGATAACTGCAGCGGCCCAATATAATCCACTGACAAGCCAAGCACAGGCGATTTTATAATGTCTTTTTTAATGCCCAAGATTCCACAACCGCCACCCATGCCAGCCATTCCTCCGCCGCCACCCGCGCCGCCAATTAAGCCCGTGGACGCAGGTCAGGAAGAAAAGGAAAAAGATCGCATTCGTCGCAAGCGTGGCGTGAGCAGCACGATATTGACCGGGCCGCGCGGTTTGACGACAGAAGAATCTGTCAGCCCGACAACGACCAACTTGCTTGCAGGAGACTAAATTTATGGGAAGCAATCCATTTCGGCCAAAGCGTGACAAGAAACGCGAAACGCCAGCCGCTCCACCGCCGCCCGAGCCGCAGAAGGCTGTAAAGCCGCGCGAAGTTGTCGATCAGGATAGCGTCGAGGACAAGGCAGAAAAACGCCGCACGCGTCGCCGCGCTGGATATGGTGGCGGCGGTGCCGGTCGCTCCGGCACAATCTTGACGTCAAGCCAGGGTGTCGCAGGCGGCGGTTCTAACACTGCACGCAAAAGCTTGTTAGGCGACTGATGGCTGTTGATCCTCGCGCCGCCTTGATAATGCGGCGTCTGTCACGCCTGCAAACACAGCGCTCTACATGGGAAAGTCATTGGCAAGAGCTGGCCGATTACATGCGTCCGCGTAAGGCCGATATTGTCTTTAAAACGCAGGTGCCGGGCAAGAAGCGCACTGAGCAAATATTTGACGGCACTGCCGTTCGAGCAGCTGAGATGCTGTCCGCAAGTCTGCACGGTATGCTGACGAACATGTCGACAAAGTGGTTCTCGCTTCGCTATCGCGATCCAGAACTACAATCAGACGACGAGGCTCGTGAATGGTTACTGTCCGCTGAGGAAGCGATGTACACGGCCTTTAACAGGTCGAATTTTCAAGAGCAGGTTCAGGAACTTTATGACGACCTCGTCGTCTTCGGAACCGCGACCATGATGGTCGAACCGGATGAAGAAACGAACTTTCGTTTTTCGACGCGTCACATTGCCGAGATATATCTGGCCGAGGATCAGTACGGTCGTGTCAACACAGTTTACCGCAAGTTCCGCATGTTTGCGCGTTCCGCCATTGACCAGTTTGGTGCGAAAAATGTGAGCAGTCGGATCTTGCAAACCGAGAAGCGCGACCCGCACGAACAGGTCGACATCGTCCACGTCGTTATGCCTCGATCTGATCGCGATCCGATCAAGATGAACTCGGTCAACATGCCGTTTGCGTCGCTTTATATCGATCCAGAGGAGCAGCAGGTTTTATCCGAAAGCGGCTATACCGAGCTTCCGTTTTTGTGCCCACGCTGGTTAAAAAGCTCGACCGAGCTGGGCTATGGCAGAAGCTGCGGAATGACCGCACTTGCGGATACGAAAGTATTGAATCGCATGTCCGAGGTGAATTTACGGGCTGCGCAGAAGATGACGGACCCGCCGCTGATGGTGCCAGACGACGGTTTCATGTTGCCGATCAGGGTAGTACCTGGCGGTCTTAATTTTTATCGCAGCGGCACCCGCGACAGGCTGGAGCCGCTACAGATCGGCAGTAATACGCCGGTCGCGCTCAATATGGAAGAGCAGCGCCGACAGGCCGTCCGCAGCGCGTTCTATGTTGACCATCTGCAGCTTGCGCCGGTTCCGAATGAGACCGCCACCGCTGTGATACAACGCACTGAGACCTCGATGCGGATGCTAGGCCCAAGTCTCGGTCGCTTGCAATCGGAGCTTCTGCAGCCGCTCTTGACGCGATGCTGGTCGATAATGTCGAAGCAAGAGGCCTTCCCAACGCCACCAGAGTTTTTGCAGGGCAATGGAAGTAGTGGCGACATAGAGATCGAATATGTCTCTCCGCTGGCGCGTGCGCAGAAAAAAGGCGACGCGCAGTCGATGGTGCAGTTGCTTGAATTCATGGGTCCGCTGATGTCGATCGATCCGGCGATTGCCGATTATTTGGATATGGATGGCATGGCGCAGCACCTGATCAAGGCGCTTGCTATACCGGCGACCGTCGTCAATGGCGAGCAAGAGGTCTTGAACAAGCGCGACGAACGTGCTGCGCAACAGGCGCAGCAGGCCGAGATGGCTGAAGCGATGCAAGTCGCTCAAGCCGCTGGTAAGGCAGCACCTGCCATCAAGGCGGTCGATGAAGCGACCATGCAGGAAATGGCTGGTGGCGAAGCCCTGCCGCCAGAAGTTATTGCCGCCGTTGCTGCTGAAGAAGCCGCATGACGCCGCAAGACGTAATCAATATCCGCTTAGCGTACAAAACGCTTTTTGAAAGCGATGATGGCGATGTTGTTTTAAAAGATCTGCGCACCCGGTTTCACCTGGATCAGCCGATATTTTCAAACGACGCTATGGAGATGGCGTATTTGGAAGGCCAGCGCAGCGTCGTTTTAATAATCCAGAATTTAATGAAAGACCCTGAAAACAACATAACGGAGATGATTGAAGATGGCTGAAGCAGAGCAGGTAGCGGAGGTCGCCGAAACGGCGGTAGCCACGTCTGACGGAGTAGTCAGTAACGATTGGAAAGCAGAATTGCCAGACGATTTGCGAGAGCACCCAAGCATTGCAGGCATGCAGGACGTAGCCAGCCTGGCAAAGTCCATGGTGCATGCGCAAAGTATGGTCGGTGCCGACAAGATCGCGGTGCCGGGCAAATGGGCCGACGATGAAGATTGGTCGCAGGTATACGATAAACTTGGCAGACCGGACACGGCGGCA